TCTTCGTCCTGCTCAGGCAGACCGCCCTTCATGGCGCGCTGCTTGAACGCCTGCATCGCGGTGACGACGAGACGCTGCAGCTTGCCGAGGTTGATGCGGTCGATGACGTCGATGTGAGGCTCGAACTCAGCCACACCGTCCTTGTTCTCGAGGACGTACACCGGGACGCCGCCCGCATACGTCTCGAGCGGGCCTGAGGTTTCCCATTCGCCGGCCACGAGCCCGATGAGGGTGCCGCTGGTCGTCTTCGAGTCACGAACGAACAGCTGCCGTTGACCCGGGAGCCAAACCAGCGCGTAGTCCTTGCCGGCATCCTGGTCACGCCACGCCTTGAGTGCTGCACGTGCACGCCACGGCTGCGTCGGATCCGGCGCAGTGATGACCTGCTCAGGCATCTCCGACGTGATCACCGGGTCACCGTTGCGGACACCTGTCACGAGGTAGCCGACGCTGGTGGTCAGCATGTTCGAGATCGCGTCGCCGAACACGACGTCGAGGCGGTTGTCCCGCCACACACGACGTGCCGCGAGAACACTCGGGCTCGTCATCGACGTGCCAACACGGACACCGTTCGGGACCATGCGGCCACCCAGCGACTCGCACGACAGCCCACCGAGGTTCGTGCGTGCCTTCTTCTGGAACGCCTTCCAGGTGGCCTTCGTGTTCGCGCCCATCTCGGGCAACGGTGCGTGACCGTTCGAGTAGGACCGGTTCTTCGCGATGCGTGCCTGACGGCCGTCGAGACGTGCCGCCAGGATCGGGAGCCATTCGGCAGGTGTGGTAGCCACAGGACTCCTTCTCAGTAGATGCGCCGAGCGCCCGTTTTCTTCTTCTCGAGCTTCGTGCCGAGAGCATCGATGCCTGCCGCGTAGGCGAACATCGCGCCCCACGTCGCGTCGATCTTGGAACCGTCCTGGTCGTGCTCCGGCTTCATCAGCACGTACCCGGACCTGCGAGGGTCACGGCGCGCGTTGAGGAAGTGGGAGGTGAGCTCAGGAGAGCCGTCATAGGTGATGTCACCACTGGCGATCGCGGACTCAAGCTGGTCAAATGTGCCCGTCGTCCGTGCAAGGTCCTTCTGACGCCACCGGATCGGTTCGTCGCGGGACATGCGGACCTTGAGGCGCTTCGAATAGTCGGCCTCCCACGTCTTCACGTGGCCGGCCCACCCCGCTGACGGGTCCGCGTAGAACCCGACGACGTTGAAGTCCTTGAACGCCTGCCGCACCGCCGCCTCGATCTCGAGGACAGGGGGCCGCCAACCTTCACCCTTCGGCCCGTCCGGCTGCTCCCAGACGCCGATCTTGAACAGGTGCTTTTGACTGACCGAGTAGCCGATCAGGACCGTCGAGTCAGCCGTGCCTCGGCCAGGCTTGCGACCTTCCGAACCGTCGAAGCCGAGCGTGACCGGTTCCGTCTTCGTGACGACCTTCTCGAGGCTCTGGATCGCCCGTAGTTCGGGCTGCGACACGAACGAGTTCGTGGCGTGGGTGACCTGGTTGAGAAAGTCAGAACGCAGGACCTGCGTGTCCAGGAACGCCAGCGCCTGACGTTCGATCGGTGCCCACCCAGGCTCACAAGGCGGCTCGTGGATGACGCAACCGTCAGGGTGGTCCGAACTGTCCCCGTACGCGAACCGGAGACCGCGGATCAGTGACTCCTGGTTCGTGGGGTCCGTGTCGGCCGGCGCTTCCCGGTGGTCATAAAGCAGCTGACGTGCAGCTGACAGGTCCGGGTACTTGCCCGAGTCGATCAGATCCCAGTCGCGGGCCGACGCCTCAGCCACCGAATTCTCACCAGGCGTGAACGCGTTCGGCGACTCGATCGTCACACCAGACGCCTTCGTCGAGTTGTTGCGGATGTTCTGAGCCAGGCGGATCCCGCCGTTGCCCTTCACCCACTCCTCGGTCTGGTCCATGATCGCCGCGACCTGACCAGGCAGGCCCTTGATCGACCGACCCGACGACGTGCGCGGCTCAATCTTGCCGCCAGGGATCGCAATGAACGTGTCCATCGGGTCCACATCGAACTCGTTGACCAGCGCATCCATGCGCGCCATCTCGAGCATCGGTGCCCACGTGTTCTGCACCTGATCATCCGACGTCGCCGTCACCGGGACGTTGATGATGCTCTTGAAGTCCGACCACGGCCGCGCGACCGGCTGCCCGTCCGCGTCCCAACCATCAGGGATGACCTCGAACAGGGCCTCAGCGATCCCGATGGACGCGAGCATGGGCGACTTGCCCCAACCACGTGGACGCTGAATCACCGCACGGCTCTTCACGCGCCGACCGCTGACCGGGTCGATCTCGTAGAAGCGGATCAGGAACTCGAGCTGCTCACGGGAGACCACGTAGTCGAGGAACTCGGCCATCTGGTCAGCGACGTGGTAGCCGAGAGTCGGGAACGCCTCACCGTCAAGCGGACGCCACGGCATCAGTTCGCCGCCGCTTCCGGAGGCAACGCAATGCCACCGAAGCGGTCACGCGAGCTCCCACGTCGAGCGGTCGTCTTCGTCTCGGCCTCGTCCGCCTGAGCGAACGTGATGCGAAGACGAGCGCGGTCCTCGGGAGTCGCGCCGAACTTCGCCGTACGCAGCCGAAGCTCGCCCGCCAGCTTAATGTCACCGTTCCAGTAGCGAGCGTGAATGAGAGCAGTGTCCCGAAGCTCGGACCAATCAGTCGCGGTGAAGTCCAGCGACAGGGGCGACGTAGCCCACATGTCCCACCACTCGCGCGTGATCGCCGGCCACGTGAACTCCCGGAGCTCACCGTCCTCCTCCACCGAGATCGTCGGCAGGTCCGGCTGGGAGACGACAGCGCGCGGCAGGATCCGAACAACGACAGGGTCGCTGTTACGTCGCGCTCGCTTGTTTGCGTCCTTCGGCGCAGGTCCGCGACCAGGCATGTGGAACCCCGTTTCGGGAAGGCGCTCCTCAGGCCGCCAGCACGACAGCGATCGCGGTTGCGTTGATGGCGAGATGGAGCGTGTTGTCGACGATGATCATCAGCCAGGTCTTGAGCCACACGGGCGACGTCGGCGAGTACCCAGCGTTGTCTCGCGCCTCAGCCCATGGGTACTCATCCCGGGCGTCATGCGGAAGAGCGTGGTTCAGCGCCCAGATCACATGCTTCGCTAGGCGGTACCTGTCGATGACCGCATGAGTGCCACCGATGACGACGAGAGCCGCGAGGCCTGGCCAAGTCAGGCCCCCAAGGATGATGAACAGCAGAAGCGCGTAAGGCACCGAGTACATGCCAGCGTGCGTCAGCGCCCACTTCCATGAGGAAGTCTTCCTCTGCGCCATGCTGTCGGTCTGCAGGAGGTAGTCGCCGAAGAGATGGGCGAGAACGATAGCCAGGCTAAGCATCAGCGTCCTTCCTGTCGAGATGGCGCGAGATCCTGTGACCCGTACACAGCGAGGCACACAGCACCTCTACGCTCGGGCTGGCCCCGGGGGAGGGGGTGGGTGGGCCCTGTGTGTGGCTGTGCTGGCGCGTGTGGGGCGTTCGTGGCGAGCGTGTGCCCGTGTGTGGTCTGGCTTCTCGTCGTCTTAGGTGGCGGCTGAGCGTGTCGTCGTTGACGTGCTCGGAGGCTGCATGATTGCCGGCCGGTTCAGGTGGCTGGCAGTCGGTGGCGGGTCGGGTTGGTGTGGCCCGTGGGTGTGGCACCTATCGAAGGCCGAAGTGTTTCTCTTGTGGCTTGCGTGCTGACGGTCGTGGGATGTAGCGGCGCGCTTCGAGTGCCTCGCGTGCGGTCTTCTTGTCGTGGTGCCAGCTGCATAGCCATTGCAGGTTGGAGAGTGCGTGGTTGTCACCGTGCACGATGTGGTCGCAGTCAGTGCCAGGCTCTACGCAGCGTGTGCCGTCGCGCATGGTTGCTTGGCATCGTCCGCCTGCACGGTCGCGGGTGGTGGCACGGCGTTGCTGCCAGTCGTCGGGTAGGCGTTCCTTGCGGGTGGATCCGGACCATTGCTGACCCATCCGGTCACCCTCCCCGGTCTCGGTATGGCGGTGGGGTATCCGGCAGCACGACCCACCCGGGTTGTTACGGGGCCTCGGTGAGCCTGTCGACAGCGGCGTAGATGACGCGTTGTCCGTCGAGGCTGGTGAGCTCTCGCGTGTGGGCGCGTACACCGGTGACCTGCCATGCCTGGTCGCGGTGGGTGGCTGTGCTGCCGGCGGGGAAGAGCATGGTCACTCCTGTTCGGTGGTCAGTCTTCGGCGGCGAAGGCCTGCACCCTGACGCGTGCGTAGTCGATGAGACCGAGGGTGAGTGGGAGTGTCTGACCATCGAGTAGCTCGCGGGACATACGCGTGCTGTCTTCGTCCTCGTCGGTGAAGCCTTGGCCTTGTACTTGCAGGACGTAGCCGGTGACGATCGCACCGTCCTGCTCGTCTGCGAAGTGGGTGGCGATCGCCTCGTCGAGGGCGGCCTTGGTCTGATCGCTCATGTCCTGCCCTCTTGGTGTTGGGTTCCGCGCACCGGCCGCTGTCTCCGTGTCACCAGGAGGTTGAGTGGGGTGTGGCGGAAGTCTTAGTGGGTGGGTCGCACGCCTCGCCAGGGGTGGCCCTTGGGGATCCGGACGCGCTTCCACTTGATCGGGAAGCTGTCGCCGTCGAAGACGGGCCGGCCGTCTTCGTCGAGTTGGATGAATGCCACCTTGATGTAGCGGCCGTTGATGCGCCGTGCGTGTTCGTCGAGCACGTAGGTCTTGCTGCGGATGATGTCCAGTACGAGGTCGAAGTCGATCGTGCCGCGGC